CTAGAGCCGATGGTATTGCTCAAAAAGGCAAAACAAAGGGTCGTTACATCTAATGATGGCTAGTCGAGGTATGGGGGATATAAACCCATCTAAAATGCCGAACAAGAAAAAGATTATTCGTAAGGATGATCCCAATGATGCAGATATGTACAAAAAAGGAGGGGTGACTAAATCATTTCCTCCTAACACTAAACCCAAAAGCAGACGGGCTAAGAAATGACAACTTCGGGCACAAGTAGTTTTAATTTATCCGTTACAGATCTTGTTGAGGAAGCCTTTGAAAGATGTGGGGCTGAACTACGTAACGGGTATGATTTACGAACTGCTCGAAGAAGTCTTAACTTATTGACCGTAGAATGGGCTAACATTGGGATTAATTTATGGACTATTGAAGAGGGGACTATCCCTTTAATCCCTGGCCAAATTAATTATGACTTACCAAACGATACAATAGATTTATTAGATCAAGTTGTTCGCACAGGATCAGGCCAACAACAAACTGATATTAATATTAACAGAATTTCATCGTCTACTTATTCGACTATCCCTAATAAGAATGCAACAGGTAGGCCGATACAAGTTTGGATCAATAGACAATCTGGTGCTACGTATCCTGTTACGGGTGTTTCTAATCCTCAGATAAATATATGGCCCACACCAGACCAAGGAAGCCTAAGTAGTCCTTATTATTATTTTGTCTATTGGCGACTACGCCGTATTCAAGATTCAGGTAATGGGGACAATACCCAAGATATACCTTTTAGATTTTTAAATGCAATGGTGGCGGGTCTAGCTTATTATCTTTCTATGAAGCTCCCCAATGCAGATATGAACCGCTCTATGGGGCTTAAAGCTGAATATGATAGGCAGTTGCAATTAGCGACTGAAGAAGATCGCGATAAAGCCCCTGACAGGTACGTGCCTAGAATTGGTTATGGTAGATAATGGCTACTAAATACGCTGCTGGCAAATACGCCATTGCTGAATGTGATATTTGTGGACAACGCTATAAGTTGCACCAACTAAAAAAGCTTGTTATTAAAACTAAAACAGTAGCGATCAAAGCCTGCCCTGAATGTTGGAATGAAGATCATCCCCAGCTTAAACTTGGCATGTACCCCGTTTTTGATCCTCAAGCTGTTTTAGAACCTAGACCAGATAATAGTTATCAAACATCAGGTTTAGATACGAATGGGTATCAAGGCGAAGGGTCAAGAGTATTTCAATGGGGATGGGCGCCAGTTGGCGGCTCTCGTGCAAATGATGTATTATTAACACAAAATGATTTAGTAGCGACAACGTATGTCGGTTCAGTAACAACTTCTTAGGAGTACGAAATGGCTAAAGGCGATGGTATAGAAAGCAAAGGTAAAACTAAAGGTAAACAATTGGGTATCGATGGTTCTAAAATTGGTCAAGATGGGGTCATGTTATCTAAAGGTAAAGCTAAAACAGTATCTTCAGAAGCAATGAAAAAGTTTGGCCGCAATTTAGCGTGTGCTAAAAATCAAGGGGGTAAATAATGGCTAAGTCTGATGAAAATGAAAATAAATATAAGCAACCCCAACCAAACAATGCGCCAACAGGTAATAATGGCTATCCAGATACTAGTGTCAAAACTCAAGGTATTAAAACTAGAGGAAAAGGCGCTGCAACTAAAGGCTATACTTCACGCGGCCCAATGGGTTAATATTTTTCCTATATAGGGTTATTATGAATCTCCAACAAATTACCCAAGCAATCCAAGACTATGCTGAAAATACAGAGTCTTTGTTTGTATCTAATATTGGTTTATTCCTGCGCCAAGCAGAAGATCGTATATATAATACGGTACATATCCCTGTACTTAGAAAAAATGTAACAGGTAATTTAACAGCTGCTAACCCTTATCTATCTTGCCCTAATGACTTCTTATCCGTATATTCATTAGCAGTTATTGATGGGTCAGGTAATTATTCCTATCTGATAGACAAAGATGTAAGTTTCATTAGAGAAGCGTATTCTAACCCTACTAATCAAGGGCTGCCAAAATATTATGCGATGTTTGGTCCACAACTTTCTAATATGTTGGACATCTCCTTATTAACCGCACCGACACCTGATTCAAATTATAATGTGGAATTGCATTATTTTTATTATCCTGTGTCTATCACTGACACTGTCAATAATCCAGCGGGCGTTACCTGGCTAAGTGATAACTACGATCCGGCATTATTTTATGGCGCTATGCGTGAGGCCATGATCTTTATGAAACAAGAACAAGATATGGTTACATATTACGAGCAAAAATATCAAGAAGCTATTGGTCAATTAACCAGACTAGTGAATGGGTTGGAACGCGGAGACGCGTATAGAAATAATCAAATCAAGATACCGTATAATACATTATGATAGCACAAGGCCAATGTACCATTTTCAAACAAAACTTGTTGAATGGCTTAGAAAATTTTTCTGTCACGTCCCCTTATTTTTATCAGATCGCTTTATATACTTCTAATGCCTCTTTAGATAGTTCAACATTAGCGTATACACCTGTTGGTGAAGTATCAGGCACGGGTTATTCTGCTGGTGGCGCACCTATTTTGCCAACACCTGCGTTATCGTCAGGGGCAACAGCGTATGCTTCTTTTTCAGATGTGATATGGTTTTCCGCTTCTTTTGTAGCTAGAGGGGCTTTGATATATAATTACACTACAAAAGCCGCTATTGCAGTTCTTGATTTTGGTGCGGATAAAACAGCAAAGTTAGGAACACCGTTTACAATAACTTTTCCACCAGACACAGCTACAACAGCTCTTATACGAATTTCTTAGGAATATAAAAATGCAAATTGAACACATAAAATCAGGTGACGTTTGTTCGGCAACAGTTACTCGCGGGGCAGGTCATACAGAAGGAATGGAGATGCACGGTCATTATCATGTGGTGTGCCATGATAAAGATGGCAATCTTAAATGGGAAGATGAGATAGAAAATCTTGTAACTACTGTTGGTAAAAACCTAACCATTACTGGCGCATTAACTAACGCTGCTCAAGGTATTTCATACATGGGTCTTAAAGGCACAGGCACGGCCGTTGTTGGTGACACACAGGCGTCTCATGGGGCTTGGCTAGAAGTAGGTCTTGCCAATGCGCCAACGTATACTGGTCCTCGTAAAACACCCACATGGGGTACAGCCGCATCAGGCGCTATTTCCCCAACATCTGCTCAGGTGTTTGCAATGACAGGTTCAGGTACTGTTGCTGGTTGTTTTGTAAACGTAGGGGGGGCATCAACTATTGATAACACTACAGGCACATTGTTTAGTGCTGGTGACTTTACCGCGGGGTCTAAAACAGTAACTAATGGCGATTCCATTTCTGTAACATACACCGCAACAGCCGCTTAACAAGAGATTACTATGGCATTAATACTAGCAGATCGAGTTAAAGAAACAACCACTGTTACTGGTACAGGCACGGCTTCACTTTTGGGGGCATCTACAGGCTTTCAGTCTTTTTCTGCTGGTGTGGGCAACAGTAACACAACTTATTATTGTATTGCGAATCAAGATGGCTCTAGCTGGGAAGTTGGCTTAGGAACATATACTGTTGTTGGTAGCACGCTGTCAAGGACAACTGTATTGGCTTCTTCTAATACTGGTGCATTAGTTAACTTCACTGCTGGAACAAAAGATGTGTTTGTCACATATCCAGCTGAAAAAGGCATATGGAAAGACGCCTCAGGTAATGCTATTGGATTAGGAACCCCCTCTGCTTTTGTTGCTACTAATGTAACTGGATTACCTTTAACTACAGGCGTAACAGGCACACTCCCAGTAGCAAATGGTGGTACAGGTGTTATTACAAGCACAGGAACTGTAAGCACCGTCTTGAGTGAGTCGCCCACATTAAGTAACCCAACCTACACAGGCACACTCACAGGCTCTACAGGCATACTAAACATTGGCTCAGGTCAAGTCTATAAAGATTCTTCCGGCAACGTGGGGATTGGGACGAGTAGTCCAGGACAAAGATTAGAAGTTTATAATGTATCTGCTGGAACATCTACTACATGGCAAGGCGGAACTGACTTTATAAAATTACAAGCAGGTGGTACAGGAACTGCTTATAGTGAACAAGCTATTTCATTTCAAGAAGCAGGAGCTAATATTGGTGCAAAGATTGGTGTAAAAAATCGTGGAAATGGTGCATACGATATTATTTTTGCTAATAGGGATGGCTCTTCGACAACATCAACATTAACAGAACGTATGCGCATCGACCCCTCAGGCAACGTGGGGATTGGGACGAGTTCGCCTGCGGCAAAGTTAGATGTGGTTGGGGTACAATGGTGGAGGGGTGCTGCTGCCGCGGGGGCTATTGGTATTTTAACTCCAGACCCTACTTCTGGTGCTAATGGTGTTAATCTTGCTGCTTCTTTTGCAACAGGTGGTTATGGACCACTTACGTTTAGCACAACCAACACAGAACGCATGCGCATCGACTCCAGCGGCAACGTGGGGATTGGCACTAGTAGTCCCGAATCTGTCGCGGGTTATGCCGCTTTAACTTTGAACAACGCAACAAATGGAGGATTAATATCTTTCCAAAAAGTCGGCGTTAGACAAGGTTATATATATGCTGATGCCGCTTCAATGCAAGTTGGCACTGCCGTCGTAACTCCTATTCAGTTCATAACAAGCGGAATAGAGCGCATGCGCATCGACTCCTCAGGCAACATGGGGATTGGGACTAGCTCGCCTGTAGCAAAACTTCAAGTTACTGGCGGGGCTTCCGGCGGAACTATTTATGCCCAACACCCAGGCAACACTGCGTTTGGTACAGTCATTCAAGCCTCCACCATTGGCGGCACAGATGACCCCATGATTTCCCTTGAAAACTACAATGCTGGGTCTCCAGTACGTTATGGTATTTCTTGCGCGGACAACGGTTCACTGACGTTTAGGGCTGGAGGGTATATAGGCGATTTTGGAGACGAACGAATGCGCATCGACTCCTCTGGCAACGTGGGGATTGGGACTAGCTCGCCAACAGGAAAATTAGACGTAGCTGGAACAATAAAAACTTTAGGCTATACAGTGGCTGCATTGCCCACAGGAGTTGTGGGAGCAAGAGCCTATGTAACTAATGCTTTAGCGCCTACATATGGCGCAACAGTCGTAGCAGGCGGTGCAGTCACCATACCTGTATTTTATAACGGTACAAATTGGATAGTAGGGTAATAACATGATTACAAACACTTGGAACATTGTAGCAATGAACTGCAAACCTGATGTCAACGGTATGCTTGATTATGTCGTAACAGCACACTGGACTTTAACGGCTACAGACGGTACTTACACAGGCTCAGTTTACGGTACAGCATCTTTTGAGGTTGATGAAACTAAACCAAACTACACACCATTTGCCGAATTAACTTTAGATAAAGTTATTGCTTGGACTAAAACAGCATTGGGTGAAGAACAAGCAGCAGCCTATGAAAAGTCTGTTGCTGACCAAATAGAAGCTCAGATTAACCCAACTATCGTCACTCCACCACTACCTTGGATTGTATAAAAATGATTGATTTAAACTTAAGCGTACAAGAAATAAACTTAATCCTTCAAGCCTTAGGTCAAGCGCCTTATGTACAAGTAGCAGAGTTAGTTGA